GGTCGAAAGACATCACCCAATCATGCATTCCCACTTGAGGATCTTTGACGTATCCGCCCGGAAACTTTGTGGACTTGGAATTGTTGGATGGCATGATCGCAACCTTGTTTCGAGCCAGACGGCGAAAGATGATCGAATCCCAGATCGCAGTCGTTCCCAAAGTATCTTGATAGTTGACTCCTCCGAGATACGCCATAGTCAGAACCAAAGTAATCAACCCCAACTTGTCTTCCATTCTTTCGATGAGTTCAACGTCCTTGATATTGTAATCAACGAACAACTGATAATTCGCATCGTAAAGATCTCGAAGAGAACCGACTTCGGAGTAGTCCAACTTCTTCTCACCCAGAACAAGATTCGCAATGTGATTCAAAGAGTAGGACTCTTGATTGCCATAGGTGTTGAGCGTGAACTTCTTGAAGAGATCCATGTAATCCAAGTGTTGAATTCCTTTGATCTCAAAGATGGTGTGATCTCTACCTTGAATGACGATCTCTCTTTGATCGATCTTTTTCCAAGGCGAAAGAAGATTTGTTTTGGTCTCTCCCAAAAGATAACGCATACGAGCAACCATGTAAGGAATATCGAAGAGTCGAGTATTCCAACCTGTGATGATGTCCGGAGTGTTCTCGGGATTTGCCCAGAACTGAATGAACGCCTCCAACATAGAAGACTCGTTGATGAACTGGCGATACTCAATGTCAAGGTCTAGTTGAGACTTGTCAGTATCATAGCTGTTGAGACCCCACACTCGATAGGTTTTATCCTTTGAACTCTTGAAGGCAATCGTAAGAATCTGGTTTGTGGGATTGTGAACATCCGGAAATCCATCACCATACGAAGTCTCAATATCGATAGAAGCCGTGTCAACCATCTTACGATTGTAACGAATCTCGTTTGGAAAGACCGACTGAATGAACGCCGGAACGTGACGAGTGTTTCCGTAAAGTTGAAAGTCATCGACGCTGTTGTAAGTCCTTTCAAACTCACGAACCTCGGACATCGAATCAAATGAGATAGACTCAACCGGAGTTCCGTCAAGAGCAGTCCATTCGGTCTTGGGTTTTTTAGACGGAAGAAAAAGTCTTGGTTGGTATTTGACTCTCTTGAGAATCTTTTTACCTTCATCGTCATAACCACGATAAAGAAGAGAGTTGCCAAAGCGATCTACGCTTGTATAGAAACCATTAGAAATCATAGATGAATACTACATCAAATCAGACATTTTGTAAAGAAAAAAATAAAGGGCAAGGGGATTAATCCCCTCACCCTATCGACTATTTAAGCCGGGGGTTAGAGTTGTCTTTAATCCCGAAGGAAGCGCCTTTTTGTCGAACCAATTTTAATGATTTGAGGCTTCTGATCTTCAGGTATAACTCTCTCCAAACGGACACTCAGGATACCATTGACTAGATCGGCTCCACGAATCTCGATATGTTCAGAGAGGTTAAAGGTCTTTGTGAACTTACGATTTGAGATGCCCTGATGGACATATTCCGCTTGTTCTCTTGAATCTTTATTTCCTTCTACAGTAAGAACGTTATCCTTATAGGAAACTTCAAGATCAGATTCATCGAATCCGGCTACTGCCAGTTCAATCTCATAATTGTCATCATCAATACGAATGACATTATGTGGTGGATATGCGTTGTTTGTGTAAGTTGAGTTGCCATTGCGGGCACGCTCAAGTTCTTCGAATACTCGGTCGAAACCAATAAAGGCCGAACGAGGCCAGGTTGTTGTCGTTGTCATGTTTATTTTCCTCCATTAGGCAGGTTTTATTTGTAAGACCCTTTCGGCGTCTCATTCGAAACCACGGCGTGTGGTTTGAAATTCATTATGTATTTATACTTTCTCAACTCATGCATTATAAAAATAATCAATTAAGATTGAACCCACTCCCTAAAACCCAGCAACTTCTTTGAGGATACAATCTCAAAGAATGTTTTTGCTTCTGGATTGTTTATCTTATTATACCTTACATTTATCTGAGAGTAAATCGGTCTATAATGCATAGTTCTATCTTTTGGGGAAAGCATCAACTGGCCTGTCGTTACCATATCTCCTTTTTCAACATTACCCAAACGAACGGGATTCATAAACTTATCCTTCTTTGGAGAATTCGAAATCGCATTCATCATTTCCATTGGATCGGTACACTGCTTAACACCAACACTAGCAATCGCATATCTGCTTTCAGAAGAATCTCGGGCCTTTTGTTTATCCAAATTCTCTGAATCATTTTGATAACCAAGTTCCGGAATATAGATACCGTGATTGGCTCTTACCAAAAAGGTGCCATCCTTCGCTTCGATCTTCTTTACTTGGTGGACGTACTTTCTAGGATTGTCTTTATCAGCATCGTCCTTTCTTATGTTAAATCCACCTTCAATGATATAGCATTCTTTTTGATTGAATACTACAGTTGCACCAGATAGTTCTCTATCGACAATCAATTCAACAGCATCAATTGGATTCTTTTCTAACAATGCGTCTCTGATTGTCTTGCCATCTGGCGACATATATCCATCAGGCCGATTGCCTCTTAATTTCCTTGGATTAATCTTATCACCTTCTTTTTCATCATCCTTTACAGATAACGCAGAAGATAAGATACATAAACCATATTCGTTTAGACCTTCAGTGTATCGTGTAAGTTCGTCGTCAATGTATAAACGCTGCGTTCCCTTGCGATTAGACTGTATGATATTGATTGTCGGTAAGTAGTTTCTGTCTCGGTTTTTAGCACCTACCCAGCCTATATCATCGAAGTATTTGATAGCAATGACACACATACATTTATTAAATTTAATGTGTATTTATATATATACCCGTTCGTATATCATTTAAGATTGACATCTGATCGGGTGTCTACTCTTTTGACATTCCCAATTGAATATTTTGGTTGTAAATCCCATTGTGCTTTGTCTCTATGTGAAATAATTTTAATCAGTCGAAGATCTGTTTGTGGTTGAGCGGCCGCCTCGTTTACGATGTTAAGAAGTCCCCAATCCGAGAGAAGTGTTGTGATCGTGTTTCGTCGTTCGATGTCGTTCTCGGTGAGACTTGCGTTCTTTCCATCCAAAAGAAAAAGTTCCTTGAAATGTACGATGAAATATCTTCCCTGTTTATGAAGAATATGACAGCTCTGAAAAAGAGTGTTAGGTAACTTCTTGGAAGAAACTCCAATCCGAGTAAGAGTTTCCTTTATCTTCAGAAAATCATCAGGTTCGTTCAGAGTCACTTCCAACATATCTGTTGGTGTCCAATCATCTATAAAATTATTCATAGAGATATTTATAATATACTCACCTTTGAAAACCTCCGGTATCCATTGATTTACGTAATTTGACTAGTTCTTCGTCAGAAAAAAGAGGATAAACCGATTCTGCCTTAGAACGTGAGTAATTATACTTACTTTGAATCAACTTTACATCATCTTCGGCACTTCTCTTCTTTGCCCACTTGGAGAATCGCTTTCTTGGATTGACTGCATTACGGAGAAAGTCATACTGCATACGATGCGGAAGATTCGACAAACGATTCATCTCATTTGCAAAGAGAACTGTATCGGAGAAATAGGAGAAACCACGATTGATGATAAACGGAACATAGCTCTTATCCGGTGAAGAAGGATCGTTTGGATCAGTAGACGAATCCGCCTTACAATCTTTAAGAAGATTCTTACCACGACGACCTTCGTTGATCGAATTGATGAAAGTAAATGGTGTTAGTTTTACTTCCATTGTGAAGACGCCATGATTTCGGTAAGACACGCAACCGTATTGATCTCTTGGTCTGCAACAAACGCGGCACGATACTGATACTCCCCAAGAGTCATAATGACACTTGGAATCGATTGTGGTTGTGCAAACTCGTAAAGAGTATCATAAATCTTTCGAAACACAACCGAAGAGTCCACATCGATGTTGTTTGTGACCCAACTACGCATCTTTTTGAAGTCCTTTGTTTTGAGATAACTTACGAGTTCGGCGACATTTTGATCGGACATTCCAACCAGAACATCGGCTGTGATTTCACCAGAAGAACTGTAACGTTGACACTCATTAAGAACTCTTCGCCAATCCGGAGCGAAACGCATAATCAAATCGACAAGAATCTTATTATTGAACTTGACGTTTTCGGCATCAAGGATCAACTGCAATCTTTTCATAAAACCTGCTGATAGTTCGGCAAGTTGTTTCTTATTTGTGTTGAACTCCACAACCGTACACCGAGAATGAAGAGGTTCGATGATACGATTCTTAAAGTTACACGTAAGAATGAATCGACAATTGTTACTGAACTCCTCGATGAAACCACGAAGAGCGGGTTGCGTTGACTGAGCATTGAGATAATCCGCCTCGTCAAGAATCACAACCTTATAGTCATTACCCATCAATGATACCGAAGAAGCGAATTGTCGAATCTTCGAACGAAGAACATCAATACCAGATTCCTCGGAAGAGTTGATAAGAAGATACTCAAGATTCAACTCATTACAGAGAGCTCGAGCGACTGTGGTTTTACCAAGACCGGCAGTACCAGTCAGAAGCATATTATGCATTTTACCCGAGTCAACGATCTTTTGAAAGACTCGCTTGTGAGAATCGGGAAGGATGCATTCCTTGATTGTTTTTGGTCTGTATTTTTCAACCCAGAGAAATTCATTTTTCATAATATAGTTATAACACAATTAACGTTGAATGTGAAGGAAATTATTTTGTTTTTCGCATTTCATTCAAAATCTCTTTGGCTGAGATAACACCACCAGTTTCGTCTCGT